GTGGATACATTTAATCTATTTAGTTCAGCATTAGAGCCACTAACTATTACCTTTTTCCAATTAGGCATTTCTTATATTTTTTATTATGGTTGGTAACTTCTTTTTTGAGAAGCCCACTTCCCCATAGGGCCAATAATAAATTTATTTAATATCTTATATATTACTATAAAACACTATTTTTTACTTGATTGTTGTATATAATCTTCTTGTAATTTTATTATAAGATTATATATAAATTCTATATCTTTTATTTTAAATGTTTGTTCTCCCAATACTGTTATTACATATTGTAATTCTTCAGGAGTGTATGTTATTTTTGATTGTACTTCTTCCCCACTTTCTGTATATGTTGGAGAAAGAGTTCTTGCAATTCCTTTTTTGATAACCGTTGGCAAAACTTTTAATATTTTATTTATTAACAATTTCAAATTTATACGTAAATATATATTTGTCCGTTTTCTACTCTTAAATTTCCAACATGGTCAGCTTGTGCAGTTGCTGCATTGGCTTCAGTTCCCTCAAAAACACCTGCTACATGATAGCTTGGAGTTTGATTTCCCGTATTATTCCAAGCTATTTCATTGGCAACAGCTAATCTCCCATCATTACCATTGTAACTAACATCCCAAAATAATGCTGAACCGCTGTTTGCTACACCTGTACTACCTCCGAATACTATACCTGAATCAGTATTTATTGAGCCTGAGTTAACTAATATAAATGGGTCTTTAACTAATAAATTAGTTGTATTAATATATGTTAAATCTCCACTCACTGCTAAATCACCTCCCACGGTCAAGTCTCCTGTAACAATGACATTGTCGGGTAATCCTATAGTTACCGTACCATTAGTTCTTGATGCAGTGATTTCGTTAGATGTTCCTAAAATATCTAATACTGCTCCCGAACCTGAATTGACGAGAGATACGTATCCCTCACTAACACTAAAATAATTACTATTGTACGCTGCTATACCTTTATTAACGGTAGTAGCTTCTTCACCTGAAATGGTTAGGGTTTGTCCTGACATTGCTGTGTCAATACCTTCACCTCCCGTTACAGTTAAGTTTTGTGTTTTTAGAGACACAGTGCCTGTACCTGCAAATTCATCTACTATGGTTAATGCAGAAACTAATCCTGTTAATCCTGCACCATTTCCTACAAACGAACCTGAGAAGATAGAACCTGATATTACTGCTGCTGCTGTTAGATTTAGTTTAGTCCCATCATATGTGAGTCCACTTGATTCTATTCTACCTCCAACTCCTGCAATGACTAAATTATCATTAGTTAGTATAGATGATGTTAGCGATGTTACATGTGCATTAGAACCACTTACTAATACTTTTTTCCATTGAGCCATTGTTACGTAGTTTTATATTTACTATAAATATATATTTATTTAAGAAAAAATCATTATTATACTCCTATCCAAAAATTTGCTTTACTATAAGCTAGACCTCCCGCAACAGGTGGTGGTAATTCATTAAACTCACCTAATTTAAGTACTCCCTGTGTTGTTACCGTAAGAGCATTGAATGAACCTGACCTTATTATAAAAAAATCTAAACCTGCTATTATGTTTGGTCTCAATATTTGTACAGAACCTGTTATCTCAGCCTTCCCAACATATGGAAACATTGACTTTGAGACTTCTGAATCAAAATTTACTATCGATGTTGTTGGTATATTATATAGACCATTACCATCTCCATAAAATTGAGAAGCATAAAAAGAACCTGTTACTTTAAAATTATTAGTTGTAGTGTAGAAACTTCCTGTTTGTCCAAATAATGAACCACCTGCAAATCCTCTTGGCCCTCTCGGCCCTACCGAACTTACCGTAACTACTTTAGTTTCGTTTTTACTTACTACAACAATCTCAGGTGAACTTCGTGAATTCAGTGTTATTCTATCATCGTCATTGTTTACTATTATTCTCCTTGACATTAGAATGTTACCTCTTTACTTAGTTTTATTTTTCCTTGTAATAATCTTGTAACAACCTCACAAGCACCACTACCGCTAACTATTTCTAAATCATAGTAAGCTTGGTCAAATGAAAATGCAGATGATGATGCAGCACTAATACTAATGCCTATGCTACCTGAAGCTTTTGGGTATGTTAAATTACCAACAGTAGGAGTTAAATTAAGTCCTGTTCCACATTGAGTCATTGTCGATGAAAGTCTTGCATATACTATAGAACCTTTAGGTGCATTTCGTATCTGCATCCTTGCACTAAAGTTAGTTAAGTCAAATGGAACTCCATTAGAGTCTTTGTAGTCAACTCTTAAATCTACAGTTGTCCCTTGTTCTATTATGAAATTATATAAACCTGCTGCCATACTATTCTTTTATATAAATAGTGCAGTTTTATATATTATTCTATAATATAACCACTTCTCCTTTAGAAAATTCTTGAGTATCTAACTTGTACGTATGCATAGTTTCTACAAGTATATCTGATATATCTTTTGATTGGACATCTTCCCAAGATTTTTCAATAGTATATTTTACAATATCAATAGGAATAACTCTTTTTTCATAAGATTCTTTATCTGCATAAACTTCATACAATCCAACTAATTTATAATTGGATTTCCAAGTAATATACTCAGTATCATCATCTGTAATAGTTATTTCTTCTAAATCTAATCTACTTTTAGAAGACATCTTCTCAACTAAAATTACAGATTCTAAATTAACTGTCTGCTGCTTCCAAGGCATTTTAAAAACTTTCATACTACTATTTTACTTTATGAATAATACAATCCTAAAACTTCTTTTAATGCGGGATGCCTATGGTTCTCTTCCAATTCTACTATATACACGTATGAACTGTTTTTTAATTTAGATAACCTAGATAATCCGCTATCATATAAGTTTTTTAAATCAACCTGCTTCATATCTCCGCAGAATATCATTTGACTTTCTTTACCTAATCTTCCTATACACATAGCTGTTTGCTCCGCAGTTAGATTTTGACACTCATCTAATATACAAACTGCATTGTCAAAAGTTCTACCTCTGAAATGAGATAATGATACTACTTCTATAGAATTTTCTTCCAACATTTTATCTATAACTACATTCTTATTATATACTTTTCTTAAATTATCTATAATGGGTACTAACCATGGGTGCATTTTCTCCTCAATCGTGCCCGGTAAGAAACCATTATTCTCATTAGCTACCGTAGGTCTCGATATTATTATCTTATTAACCTCTCTCTTAAAATACCTATCTAAGGCTATCTGAATACTTAATAAAGTTTTCCCACTTCCTGCCTCTCCTAACACAAAACTGTAGGGATGTTTTAATATTTGCTCTTTTGCTACTCTCTGTTCATCTGATAATGAAATTGAAAATTTAACGTCTGACTTCGGTGTCCTCTTCTCTTTGTTTTCACTCATTTATTTATTGTTTGGTATTCATATATAAATATACATAAATAAAAAAAAGAGACCCTAAAAATTAGAGTCTCTTTGTAATATTACCTATAATATTTTTTTAGATGGTCTCAAGACCTCCTACATAAATCTTACCATAGAATTCAGGTCTTACCATTTTCTTGGCATACCTTGTCTGAATTCCTTTTCTTGGTGTGAAATTCTCAGGGTCAAGGACAGTTGGAGTCATCATAATTGGAATATATGGAGCATATACAGCACCTGTTTCCAAGAATTGACTTCCTCTATATCCTAAAAGAATAGTATTTTCAGTCATGTATGGATTCTTATAGACAGTATATCTGCTATTGATTGTACCGATTTTCTGTACACCCATTGCGTATTCCATCTTAGTTCCATCTGTGTTAGCAGCATATCCCGGGATTGACTCCAATACCGTAGAAACCGTAGGAGAACATACCATAAAGTTTGCTCCTCCACCCTTCAATACCAAACGGTGAATCTCGTTAGATACTTTCTGAAGTTTAGTTCCTAATGTTTGAAACCACTCTCCCTGTGAATTGTAATATCCACCTGAACCTGCTGATTGTTGTACGAATTTAGCTCCATCCCAAACTTCATTGTTCTTCGCAGACCAATAATCTACAGTTTGAGCATTCTTAATAAGCATATCAAGAATTTCTAAATCAATTTCGTGTGAAATATACTCACTAAGCATAGCAGTCAATTCAGCCTCAGCATCTAATGAATGGTATGCATTTAAGTCTTGAGCAAATTCGTCACTCCATTTAGTTTTCAATTTACGAGTTTTAGCCGTAATTTCCTCTGAACGAAGTTCTAAATTGATTTCAGGAATATCTAACTGTGCATCAAATGTTGCAGATGCTTGACCTGCTTCAAAATCACCACGAGTTGTAGATGTAGGTTGCTTAGTATAAGTTACTACAGCATTAGTTGCAGTACCTCTAATAATAAACTCAATGTGGTTTGAAGCATTAAGTTTAGTAAATGCAGGGTAATAAGTTGTAATACCACTACCACTAATAGCAAATGCTCTAATTGCCTCAACATCAAGTCCTGTTAACGAACCTGTAGCAACAGTTACCTTTCTCAATGTTACACCCGCAGATGCTAATGATGAAGATACTACTGAATCATAATTCAAGGCAGCATTCCAAGCAGCTGTAGTTGAAATAGATGAAGTTGTGTAGGTATTACTTCCTGCGCTTACAGTTGTAGACCTTGTCAATGACTTGGATACATCGTTAGAGGTGTAGGAGAAACGACCTGCACCGTATAGACCACCTGTGCCGGGTGTTCCTCTACGAGCATCGGTAACACCAAAGACAGAGTCTGCCTGTGAAGTTCTTCCTGAACCCGTTTGGAATCCACCTTGAGCAGTTCCATATTTGAAATCTAAGAAGAATACCAAACCTGTTGGCAAATTCATAGGTTGTACAGATACGAAGTCTTTAGCAGAAATTTCTGTAAATACACGTCTTACTAATGGAAGGGCTACACCCGCCCATTCTTCAGAATTGGAATTAGTGCCCGTTCTATTCGCTTCTACGACCAATTGTTTAGCTTGGTTCTCTAAAAGGATAGCAACGTTGGATTTTTCTTGTCTTTCATCCGAAAGACCTTCTAAAAGTCCAATTTTTTCCCACTTCTTAACAAGACCTGCAACCTCCGCTTTACGGGTACGGTTGTAGTCTACAGGTAGAAATGATTGAATATTCATTGTTTATTCTTTTTAAAATTATTTAATAATTCCCGCAAGTTGTTGCAAACGACTTACCATTTTGTTTTCTTCAAGGATTCTAGGAGACGGTTTAGTCGAATTTAATGTTGACTTAGACGCTCTTGATTCCTTCAAACGCATAGACTTGCTATTAACTTTTGATTTAATTTCGTTCAACGTTGTTGCAAGTGATGCATAGAGTAATTTTGTTTCTCTAATAGACGTTGCTCTATCAAAACTTTCTAAAATTGATACTTTTTGGCTTTCATCCAAATTATGTGCTCTGAACAATTTTCCTGAATATAAAAGTTTCGAGTTGATTAACAGTGACTCATTTATCTTTTTCTTCAAAAATCTAACTGTTCTATAAGCTTCTTGTAATTCCTCTTCTTTAGAATCTAATTCTTCTTTCATTGCTTCCATATCAGCAGATGGTTCTTCCTCTTCTTCAGAGCCTTCCATTTCTGCCAACATTTCTCTAATAAATTCTTCTAAATCAGATTTTTTAGATGGTTCTTTCATGACAGGAGCTTCTTTAGGTACAGGTGCAGCTTCAGGCTCTTCCATACCCTCTTCTTCCATCATTGGGTCTTCTTCTTCATTATCTAATTCTCTTAGAATTTCATCTAATTCATCAGAATCTTCATCTCCATACTCATCTTCCATATCCTCACCTTCCATCATCTCATCATCCATATTTTCACCTTCCATCATCTCATCATCTGTTTCTTCACCTTCCATCTCAAATAGAGTTTCATCTAATGAATCCTCCTCTTCAGTGTACTCATCCTCTTCGTATAAACTATCATCCTCTTCGCTGTTCATCTCCTCAGCAACCATTCTTTTGATTTTTGGAGCAAATGTTTCAGCTAAACTTGCTTTTGCGTTTTCGATAGCTACTTGACGAATCGCTTTCGCATCGGCAATTGCTTCTTTTAATAAATCTTGCATTTGTTTCTATTTTTTGCTAAAAAGATTATTGAAATCTTTATTATACTTTGTTTATTTTTTAAACTAAATATTAACATCTAGTATATACTATTATAAATAGTATACAATTTAATATAAATATCAATATTTTAATTTTTTTTTTAATTGCAACTACAAACTCCTTGTATATCGCATATAATATTTGAAATTAACGTATTTATTTTTTTATTTTTTTCCATAGATTTTTGTTCTTTTAGTATTGAATCTTTTGAAATACTTTCATTTACAGGAAACATATATGCTCCATGTGTTGATGGATTCGATACAAAATCAAATGCTACTAATTCAAAATCACTTTGAACTTCTAAATATTTATCCTTATCTTCAGTAAATACCTCCCTTATAGAACCTAATCCTCTTGAACTAATTCCAATTATAATTCCTGATGCTAATATATTTTTTAAAATATTGCCTGATGGTGTGGGTAGTATTTCTATATCTCCCATTAAATCATTTCCATTCCACCACATTTTTGTTATATGATGTGATGCATTAGCTAAACTAACTACAGATGAATCAGGGTGGTCACATTCACCTAAAGCTCTTCTTTGAGTTACAAACTCTTCGTTGTATTTATCTGCTTCTCTCTTTAATATATCCATTGGATATACTCTACCATTTTGATTCTTAGCTCCTGCCCTTTGTAATACTCCTGTAACTCTAATTGGTCTATTATATTTTATAGCTTCATTTATTGAATCTACATTTGGTATAAATTTATTATATTCTATAAGTAATGATTTGTTAGATGTCATATCTTTATGTTTAATTAAACAATTCTTGAAGTTTGTTTTGTATGTACACAATTTTTGAATTTATTGAATAGAATTTTTTAGAACTGTTTTGCCAAAACTGACCATCTAGTTGGAAATCTTTTTTTAGTTTTAGATTATTATCTATTATTTTTTTAACATCTTCCAAATTTTTATCTATATCTATAAAACATTTATTTAACTTCTCCTTGTTTGTATTTGAATCATCATTTTTATAATCGTAATATGTTATTTCTGATAATGATTTTTTATATGGTATAGTATTCTTATAAGATTTTTTTACTTGTTTTCCTACAGAATTTTTTAAATTTGAATTTTTCTTAGCTTCATCAGATTTTCTTGCAGGTTTTTTTACAAATGCATTAGGCGTTTGATAACCTGCTACATTTCCTGTCACATTCTCTTCTTCTAATTGCTGAGATATATTTGATAACTCCTCTTCTATGTCATCATATATTTTATCTAACTTCATAATATTCTATGTATTTTATAGTTCTCTTAACAATTCATAATATCTTATCATAGATAAATAATGACCTTCCGTAATAAAACTTGAATTTTTTAACTTTGGCAGTATACTTAATATTTCTTTCACTTTTATGTCTAATACTGTATCTTCTATATTTACTAATTTAGATTTTAGTTTAGATTCTATATTATCTATATGTTCCGTGATAAATATTGTTGTTTTCTCACTATCAACTGAATTGAATATAAAATGCCTTAGTATTTCTTTTTGATTTTCATCTAAGTTGGAACTCCACTTATTATTGAATTTTTCAGTAAGTAACTTAAATGTCAATGATTTTAATTCAGGGTCTACAGATTCCATAAACTCTTGCTTATCACTTGTGCTATCTGTATTGTTACTTGTTATGTGATTTACTATGTATAGCTTATTTTTTAAATATAACGAAGGATTATCCGATTCTCTATGCTCAAACAAATTATATATCGAAGCATATATTTTGTAGTTATCTACCTGAGTTTTCATAAATATATCTTTGTTAAAGCTTTTATTAATATCTTTAACAAGATTGTATTTACTCTTTTCTAATGTTGGGGAGTTTATTTGAGAATGTTCTTTTATAACAGCATCCACCATTTTTAAAGCAAATTCAGGATTCTTATCCTTGTAATTATATAATGTATTATATAAATTAAGTTCTGATTTCAATGGTGAGTCATCATTGAAATATTTCTTGACAAATTTTATACTCAGTGGATTTTTACCTTGTAAAACATCACTTGTCATTTGTCTAATCAGCAATTCGTATAGAAGTCCTGTATTCTTTATTTTTTTATGTTTAAAAATCTTCGACATTATATCTTAATTATTTATTATAAATATACAATTATGAATCTAACATTTCATTTAAACTTTTCTTTCCGAAACTATCTTCCAATTGCTTCAACAATTTTGCTCTATCTACTCCCTCTCCTTTCGTTGAAAAACCTGTATCTGACATAACTCTTTGATATCCTAAAGGGTCTCTTCCATTAGATTTATCTCTGTCAGTTCCAAACTTTTTATTTGATTTAGGTCTACCGCCCATCTCCCCAAACTCACCACCATCACTTTCAACAGGTTCTTTTGATACATGCATTTGAGCTATTGTATGTGGAGTTCCTTTAACCTCTCCTGATTGTCTAGGGTCATTACCTTCACTAGCTATCTGCTCCATTCTCCAAGATGTAGCTTGGTCTTTTAATAATAATTCTTCCTCGGCAACCCATTCGTCTCTACTTAAATTTAATACATTTTCATATATATATTTTCTTGATACTAGTTTTGATTCTTTCATGGCAGAAGCTAGTGCAATCTTTTCATTTAGTATCTCAACTCTCTGTCTCTCATATACTATAGATGGGTTATTTAAACTTAATTCAAAATCAATTAAAGATGAATCAGTATATCCTTGTAAAAATAAATGTATTACTGCTATTTTATATAATTCAGATTCAAATATACTTTGAATTCTTTCTATAGTTCTCGCAAATCTTACATCTTCTGCTGCTAATACGGCTTTTCCATCCAAATTTTCATCGAATCCTAAGAATGCTCTAGGTATCTTTAAAGCAGCCATCATTTTCTGCTTAATGTAATCAACGTCTTCTATAAAACCATCATTACTCATTCCATCTAAAGTCTCAATTTCTGTTTGATTATCTCCTCCTCTGACAGGAATATAGACATCTTCCAACATATTTTGCAAATTAAACTTCAAATTGTACTGACCTGTTTTTTCATCTATATATGGAGTCTTTTTAGTATCATCCATAATTTTCTGCATGTATTGGTCAATCTCATTAGGACTGAGATTACCTACTGCTATCTTATAAACTCTTCTTTGAGGTGCTCTCATAATTCTATGAATCATCATCGCATCTTCCATCAAAGAAAGTCTTTTATATTCCTTCCTAGCAGCCTCTAACATTGACCTACCGTATGGTAAAAAATTAGTATCTGATAGTAATCTAAAATGAGCTATCTCATAATATTCATACTCATCTTTTAAAAATGGATTTCTATTGGTTAGTGGTTCATACTTAAATCTAACATCATAGGGATTATATTCAGCCATCCCACCTTTGTCAAATCTAGTTTGCATATCTGATTTCAGCCCTGCCTGTTGTGCTTCCAATCCTTCGAGTCTTTGCACATCATAGGAAGACATCGGAATTACATTCACAACTCCAAGTTCTTCATCTAAATCTAAAGCTAAATAAAAATCTCCGTACTTACAGGCATTTCGTATCCAAGGCCATAAATTAAATTCAATATTTAATATATCATAAAATAAATTATGTAATATTTGTTTTATTTTATCATTCTGAGTTTTTATTTTTAATATAGAACCATCAGCAGACCTTATACTAGATTCATCGGCATATATATCTAATGCTGAAGCTAATATAGGGTCTTCATCCATTGCCTCATAATCCCTATACAATTCTAGCTTTGTGGCAAAGAAATTTGTAGAAGCATTAGGAGTGTAATATCCATGTGACTTATAGGTATGAACTCCTGTATACCTACCTCTATATGCACTATCTCTTGTTCCTACTGATTGTAATTGAGAAGTATCATAAACCTTTATTCTATTCTTGCCTGTTCTCCTAACTACTACTTTAGTAGAAAATAGTTTTGATAACCTAGACCTAAATGATTCTTCTGCCATACTTTTACTTTTTATATATGGTTATAATAACCATCTTAATGAATCTGATTCCTTATTCGGTAACTCTTGAGTCCAATTTTTATGGTCACTACTATTGCTTGAATAAAATGATTTTTTAAAATTATCTAAGGTAGCTCTTTGAATCTCAATACCTTGCTGTTTTAATTTCATTGCTGTGTCTCTTACCCAAAATGCCATTGCCCAACACATTGTCAAATCATCGTGATATCCTCTTTGAGCTTCAGCCCGACCACTTTTCCATATAAATGTGTTAAACTCATCTAAAGACCTAACGCTTCTGCATATGGGAGATTTCTCTCTGAAATATGTTTCTAATTTAGATATCATTACAGGTCTTGTTTTCATGTTTATCGAAACACCGGGAGTCATCTTACTCTTATCCTGTAAATCATACGAGCCAACTAAATGTTTTGAAATATCTACATAAGGGTCATTCTTATAATGATAAAACAAATTAGTATATCCTCTATCTAATGCAACTTGGACAGTATCCCATCCAATTCCATTATTATCTATAATCAATAATGCGTTATTCCATTCAGAAGCCACAGATACCAACATATTACCAAAGTCCTTAGTGCTTATAGCACCTTTATACTCGGCAACTTGTGTAACAGTTTCTACGTCAATTACTACGAATGCACTCTCATCTTCCCCATCACCACGAGCAACGTCAGCAGATATTATATATGATTTTTGATATGAGGGATACTCCCATATCCAATAATTAGCATCAAAACCTCTCTTCTCTATAGGTTCTTGAGCATAGGTTGTTCTATACCATTCTATTATAGGGCCGTCTATCACCGTATGCCCCGAAGTTATAAAGTCACAATCGTTTTCTTGTGCAGCCATTTTCGGGCCTAATAAATTATCCTGCTCATCTCTCCAAGATTGGTCTCTATCAGGATGTACATACCACGGTAATCTTATCGGGAAAAATTCCTTCCCCTGTTGTGCTATAGTCCACTTTTTATGAAATAAATTTCCCGTTCCATTTGGAGATGATATAAGTAATGCTCCACCCCCTGTTGATAGCGTAGATTGCGCTGCTGTCCATATATCATCTATAGTATCAATGTGAGCTGCTTCGTCTATTACAAGTAGCGATAATGCCTCAGAACGACCTGCATCTACCGATGCTGCAACTGCTTTAACTTGAGAACCGTTTTTAAGTCTTAAACTTAATTTGTTATCCTCTATAGATGCAGCTTTCAACCATGACGGTAAATTTTCATACATAACTCTAACTTTAGTAACAAGGTTTTTTGCAACTTCTTGTTTCGTTGCAATAACCAATACATTAAAATCAGAATTAAAAGTCATTTTATATAGAATATATCCTGCTGTGAGTGTGGACAATCCTAACTGTCTTCCTTTATTAACAACAACAAATCTATTCTCTTCAAAATCAAATAAACATTGTTCTTGGAATGAGAATAATTTAAAATTAACTTTACCTTTTTTAGGATGCTGTATTACACAGTATTTCTTCATGAAATGAGTAGGGTCTACAGAACATTTTCTATACTCATCCTCTATAATCTCCTTTAATGTTTTTTTTGACTTTACCTCCTCTTGCATCTATTTTATATTTGTTACAATTCTATAGGATGCATATGAACTTATAAATCCTACGAAAAACCAAACAACAGGTTTTTCTATAAAATTTTTCTTATCTGCTTTTATATAATCCTTATATGCTTGTATACTTTTTTGCATATTCAGTATTCTAGTATCTTTTAATTTGATGAGTTTATCATCTAAATTTGATAAATACTCGTACTCAGCATTTTCATGTTTATATTGCTCTATTAATAAATTACTTAATTCTAAGTCTTTATTTAGTTTTACATTTGTAGTTTCTAATGAATCTATGTAATTGTAGATTCTTATAACTTGCTTTTGAGTAAATACAGTATCAACATCTGTTTGAGATACTAATACTGTATTTACTAATAAAAATAATATAGTTAATGTATTTTTCATTTATAAATTTTTTAATTTCTTAGATATTTTTTTTATATCAGTTTCTACTGTTTTAGTTTCATTAACTATATTATCTCTATTATTTTCAATTTTTTTAATCTTTTCTTTAATATTTTTTATGTTATTTTTTTTGTCTTCTATTTTATTAATTATGTCCTCTTCCTCTGTATTCAAGTGTTTATCTACTTTTTCTACTTCTGCCAAACTTTTTTTTAATCTATATTCAATTATATATTTTTTTAATTTATAATAAGCATATAACAATACTATTGCTATTACTATATAATACAAATAATTTAAATATTGGTTCATTTTAGTTATTTAAGTTTTGCTCGTTACTGAATTCTTTGTATGGCTCAAACATATCTTCTTTTAATTTTTCAAAATCATTATCTATCTTTTCTAAAAAGCTTTTCTTATTTTGAAAATTCCAAATTTCTCTGCTACCATCCTCTTCTACGTATTCTATTGAATCTAACGAGGATTTTATGATTTCTTTTTCTTTTTCAGCATCTTTAAAAAATGATACTATAGATTCATAATTTTTCCTTTTTTCGTATTCTTCAAATTTACCATCTACTTTTAGATATGTTTCGAATCTTGTTAAACAATCTAAACACATCTTGTGAGACATGCAAGATTGTTTATCGTACTTGGTATATATTTTTGTCTTTCGTTTCCCACAATCATCATAACATTTGTCATAAGATTCTAATTCTTCTTGTAATTGATACAGAGATTTTAAATTCTTTCGTCTCTTTACTCTATACCCTTTCTTTTGCTCCCATTCAACTACAGCTCCATTTGGTAAAACTTCTTCCCAAATTTCACCAACGTTTCTTAAACTACTATCTTTGGCTTTTTCGTATCCAACAATAGTTCGAGTCTGCATTTTATGCTCTCCCGCTAATAATTGTCTTACAGCTTTTATGTTTTGTAACTTCGACATAATTTATTATTCTCTTGTTTTAAATTTATTTATAATTGCTTTACGGATGAATGCATCAGATATACTCGGCAAAGCAGATAACATCTGAATATAAGCCTCAGCTTTATCTCTTCTTGAGCTCATCCTAGAGGCATCTTGTACAAAATTAGAAAATCCTGAAGATTTTAATAGAGATGATACTGATTTACCGGGTGATACTACCTCTTCCTCTGAATTTTTTTCTTGTTTAGGACTTTCAGGTTTTTTTACACTTTCAGGTTTTTTAGCACTTTCAGGTTCTTTCTCTGATTTAGATTTCTCTGATTTTTCAGCCTCTTGTATAAATTCTAGTAATTGTTTTAAATCTTTGTTTGATACTTTACGCTTAGATTCCATATATAAATATTTACTATAGTCTAAATCATTTTGTACATCAGCAGGGAGAAAATCAACCCACTTTTCACCTCTAATATCTTTCCCAATCTTATCTTTCTTCTCTTTATCCGAAAGTGTTTCATCCTCTAGTGTAGGTGCTATCATCTTAGCTATAAATGTAGAAAGTTTATCAACAAACTTTGATTTTTCTGCTTTAGATTTTGATTCTAATTCATTAAGTTTAGTATCATCATATCCTTTTTGAATAACTTTTTTACTCTTAGATGCTCCAATATCTTTATGACTTGAAATTCTTTTCTGAACATAACTCATTAAATCTGATATGGCGGGGGTTGTTTTATTTCCTGACTTTATATGTTTGTCTATGAAATACCCAATTTTTTCTAAATAATCTGCTTCTGTTAATTTTGTTCTATTAATGTTCATAATGTATAGTTTTATTATAAATATATCAGAATTAAATTAAAATTTACTATTTATATAACTTAAAGCATTTTCAATTATATTATGCATATCATAGTATTTATATTCAGCTAATCTTCCACCAAAATGAACATTTGGAAGTTCATCTGCCAAACTTTTATACTTTTTATATTTTTCAGTATTTTCAACATCATTTACAGGATATAATGGTTCGGATATCTCCGTGTACTCTATCGGATACTCATGAGTTACCCATGTAGAATCTACTTTTTTATAATCGAAATGATTATGTTCTATAATTCTTGTATGAGGGATATTTGCATCTGTATAGTTTACCATTGCAGTTCCTTGGAAATCTGCAACAGATATTTGAGTATGTTGAAATTTAGTTGTTTTATACTCTAATAATCCATATTTATAATCAAAAAATTTATCTATAGCACCTGTGTATATAACATTTTTATGCGGAGGTAATTCTGAATTAAAATAATCAGTATTTAATATAACATCTATATTTTCTAATAATTTTTCAAAAATTTGAGTATATCCTCCTATCGGTATTCCTTGGTAAGTATCATTAAAATAATTGTTGTCATATGTAAATCTTACAGGTAATCTTTCTATTATTTCTTTAGGTAATTCTGTAGCTTTTTTTCTCCACTGCTTTTCAGTATATCCTTTTATTAATGCTTCGTATACGTCTGTTCCTACTAATTTAATGGCTTGTTCTTCTAAGTTTTTTGGATTATCTATGTGTTTTGATTGTATTCTAATAATTTCTTTTACTATGCTTGGTGATGCGTCTCCCCAAAATTTTGTAAAAGTCCACATATTGAAAGGTAACGAATATATTTCATTCTTGTATGATGCTACAGGTCTCAGTGTGAAATTATTAAATACTACAAATTGATTTATCCATTCCCAAACTTTTTTGTTTGAGGTATGGAATATGTGAGGGCCATACTCATGGACATGTATACCATCTCTATTTGACGTGTAGCAGTTTCCTCCTATATGATTTCTCTTATCTATTACACATACTTTATAACCTTTTTTATTTAGCTCATATGCACATATAGAACCATAAAATCCTGAACCTACTATTAAATAATCTATCATACTTAATTTACATTAAAATTATTTTTTATACTATTTAATTCTTCGTCTACTATCAATATTTCCTCATCTGTTGGATAATAGTAAGGCTTCCAACAATGTATTACAGATACGTCTCCTTGTTCCAATTCTAAATCACTAATACTGCCATCCCAACCACTTCTATCATCTAATCTAAGTGCCTTTGAATTTCTGTACTGCTGTGCATCTTCCCAAAAACCTACAGTAAATCCTGCATTCAAAAACATAAATGTTAAAGCAGAATCAGTCCATTCTAAAGGTTTAGAATCTAATAATTTTATGTACTCCCAATCTACATTTTTTAATTTATGATAAGCTTCTATATATTTTAATCTATTGAATACAGAACCTCCACATCCATACACACCTCTAATACTAACACTAAAATACTCATATATGGAATCATTCAAAGATATACCCCCAATACCTGATAAATCATATTGTGGTTTGTACTTGATAGCTCTTTTAATCCAAACATCATCTTCAAAATTCATAACATACTCACAAGTTGCTAGAGTTGTTGTACAAGCTTCGTACACTCTATCAAACCATGATAGTATGGTTTCTAAATTATAAGCAGGTCTACCACTATTTGGGTCATTATATCCTTGTTTATCAGTTCTTGCATATTTGCAATTAAATTTCAATGCTATAGGATACATAACATATGTATTATCCTCATACATAGCTACAGGTGCATTTGGATATATTTTTCTAAATTGATTAAGTGCATGATAAGCTGCTACATATCTGTATCCTGTTTGATAAAATAGTCCTAGATTCATTTTATTTTAAATTTTCAATATAATTTAACCACATATTTCCTATATTTTCTAATTTATATTTCGAGGTAATATAGTTATAACCATTATCTTTAACAAGATTTTTAACTTGTGGGTTTTGTTCTAAATAATGAATCATTTGTACAATATTTTCATCTATTTTAAACTTACCATCTAAATCTTTAGTTAATGGTTCGTTTTGTACAATGTCTAAATCAAAACCTACAGGAAGATGCAACCATTGACAATATTCTTTATAATTATCATACAATGCCCCTAAAGGGTATGTAATCACTGTTACCCCTAGAGCTATAGCTTCAGCTACTACACAAGAGAACGTATCTTTGTGAACGTCTTGGTATGGTGTGTACAATGGATATATGAAATATTCACTTTCAGCTAAATGTTTAAATAATGTTTTTTTATCTACTCCATCATGTTTATGAAAAAATTTGGTATCATTACTAGGTATTGTTATCAAATAATCAAATGCATGAAATTCTTTATCTTCATAATTAAGTTTATCTATGGCTGAGTAAGCTATATCCCCTCCTCTTGCCCAAGATGCATGGAATATGAATTTACGAGGTTTTTTAATAGGTTTTTCTTTTAGTACCTCATCTATCATTTCATCCATTATTGGATTAGGTATTGTTTCTATTTTTACAGATTCCTCTCCCAAATTTTTTTGTATGGTTCTTGAAAGATTTCCTGTCATTTTCTTTTCCCAATCAGATATATGTACAAAACCTAAATTTAAATTATGTTTTTGTACATAGTTTACTATACTATCAATACCATATATCCATTGCATATGTGACCAATATATCAAAGAATTACTAACAGATATTGGTAACACATCATAATTCTCAAACCAAAGCATACTAATTAATATATCAAATTTTTTGTTCGATATACCATCAAAATTTAAATTAGTATAAGATACTCCATTATAAGAATATCCATAATCATAATTTATTCCTGATTTACCATACTCATTTTTTAATTCAGGCTCTAAATCATCAGTGGCAACTACTATATCATTTCCAAATTTACTCAAGTACTCGGCAATTAATATAACGCTTGTATCAGTGCCCGAACAACTTCCTCCTTCATATCTCATAGTATAACCATTAACATAGTTACTTCTACGGCTGTTACCTATAGTAATAAAGGCTATTCTCATACAAATAATTTTTCATATCTGCTACTCCAACCTAAGTCCTCATCATATAAATACATTACTATTTTTTTAGGCTCTTTAATAGAATTTATAGTAACTTCGTAATAATTTGTTTTTAAATTTATATAGGTGTCATCTAATAAATCTATTCTATATAATTCTTCAGTATCTGAATGAACGCCTAGTACTAAAAATTTTGGTTTTGTAAAATTTAAGTCTTTGAAAAATTGTAAATCCCATACACAATCTAATGTATATTCTTTACTTTTTAAGTCTTCTTCCCAAGAAAT